CTTTTCGCACGCCAATGCTTTGAGTATTTGGCCACCTGCAAAATAAAGCATGATGACATACAAATATACTAAAATGATTCAAATAGAAATACATAAAAAAAACGGCGAATCTTACCGCGCCGCCGTGCCCTCTCTAAATTCTGTCGTTAATCTTGCCGAAATTTGCGACATAACGAAAATTTTTATTTTCGCCATAACTCCCCGCGAATTCAACTACTTACGCTCGCTTGACCTGCCCTCGAAGATAGAAATAATTAGATAAATAAAAAAAAAGACTTGACAAGTATTGATATGTTTCGTAAGTTCGCACCGTAATCAACGACACACAATAACACAACGGAGAACGGACATGACAACATTAGTATTAAAAAGAGCAAACGGTAAGTCATTCTACATGATATTGACTTTTAATAATCTTAGTGATGCAATGCAATATGCTGAAACAAGATTAGACAGAGTTGTTGATATGTTAGATGCTAATAATAATTCATTACTTTTTTAAGGAGCGAAGGTATGAAACTCAAACCACACAAAATCTACGAATCTTTCGCCGAGGCAATGGCTGCAATCTTCTTGCATCCTCCAGGCGAAGCTCAGGTAATGCCATACAACGGCAAATGGGTAATTCTCAAGCGAGGTGCAAAATGAAGCCCGAAACCAAGCAGGCGATATTCGAGATGGCCGTCGGACTCTTCGGCGGCCTATTCCTAAGCTACTTAATTGTTTACGCAATCATTAATGGACTAGTACGATGAAACTCAAACCTTGGCATATGGTGGTAATTTTTGCACTTTGCTTCGTAGCAATCCGCGCTTATGACTTCTGGTTATACGGACAGGAGATCAAATGAGTGACTGGCTGACTATTCGCGAAGCCGCCGAATTATTCCAAGTATCGCGAAGACTCTTGCACTATATGGCAGTCGGACGGCCTGCAAGTAAAGTCCGAAACGAAAAAGAGGCGGTTCTAAGACAAGTAAAGCAAGTGCCTTATGGCGAAAAGACAATGTATCTATTAAACTATAACGAATTAAAAAGAATACTAGGAGCAAAGAGATGAAAACAATGGCAAAACACACTATGCCCGCCGCGCATAGAGCAACTGAAGAACTTCGCGAGGCACTAAGCCCGCAAGACTTCGCAAAAGTTGAGGATATTCTACGCTATGTGAGACAAACAGAAAATATGCAATTTCAACTTGCATTTAGATACGGACAAGAAGGCAAAACATTCGATGAGTTTATGGCAAGTTTTACTAAACAAGTGCCCTACGTGAACTGGGGCAATAAAATCTAATTTATTAAAGGAGTTGAGACATGAGACAAGATTCTGAAGAAAAGTGGATGACTGAAGCATATAAAATTGCATTACAGGCATTGTTATCAGAAAGTGCTAATAAAAGAGCATCTCGTAAAATCTATACAGACAAATTAAATGCAAAGATCAGATCATTAAAACAACAAATCAAAGAGTTAAGAAGGAGAAAAGCATGAGACTAATCACACAAACAGGCGGGATGCAAGTAAACGGGCTGAATGTCCTAATCTACGGCGATCCCGGAATCGGTAAGACCACACTCGCGAACACCTCGCCGAATCCAATTGTACTAGACTTCGACCGAGGGCTTCATAGATCCTCACTACTTAAGAATGGTCTTCAGTTCGAGTCATGGCAAGACTTGCTGAATAACAAGCAAGAGCTAGATGCAATCCTAGCCAAGCATGATACGATTATTATCGATACGGCGGGCACTGTTATTGAATTAATGCAGATGCACCTTACTATCAATAACCCCGGACTTCTTCGCAATACGATCAAGCTTTGGGGCGAAACAAAGCGAACATTCCAAGAGTTTTTTACGCCGCTCAAGCTTAGCGGTAAAAATGTAGTTTTCATAGCACACGCCAAAGAGAAAGAAGAAGGCGATATGCGTATCAAGAGGCCATTGATACCAGGCGCAAGTTATGACCTACTTATGCAGTCATGCGACCTAGTAGGATACTATACAACGCAAGGCAATAAGAGAGTATTGACCTTTGACCTCTCTGATAGCATCGTAGCCAAGAACTGCGCAGAAATTGCACCCGTTCACGTGGATGGCTTGCACTCTATGACTACTTGCCTTGCTGATATATTAGAACATACCAAATCGGCAATAAGCAGACGCTCCAAAGAGCAAGAGGCCGCAATCGCCTTGGTCAGCGAATGGAGCGAAAAGGCAAAAGCCGCAAAGGATGCGAATAAGTTTGTCTCTGACCTTAGCAAAGCAGGACTTGAGGATGCTCTTAAGCGCGCGGTATGGGCTTCAGTGGTAACTACATTCGGAGAGCGCGGCTTGCAATGGAATAAAGAAAGCGGTAAGTTTGAAGAGGTGGTGAGATGACTAACACCTTCGAAGTCTGGGGCGCATTTGATGAAGACGATACGCTCTTAGATTACTCGCTATTTGAAGAGGATGTAAGACAGTGGGCTTATGATCGCTTTGAGAAAGAGATGTACAGCATAGCCAAAATGACAATACATGAACGCGAGCTAGTTAAGATTCGCAATTTAAGAGATCCGTATCAGGAGTATATCGATGAGTAAGCAACAAACGGCGGTAGAGTGGTTGAAGCAAAGTATAGAAAATACGTCTATACATTGGGGTTCGGAATTATACTATAACCAAAAAGGCGATAGTTTCAATTACCTTGTAATTAGAATACAGCCCGAAAAATTAGACGAGTTTTTTCACCAAGCTAAGCAAATGGAAAAAGAGCAGATTGTTGATGCGCATTTACTCGGACTTGTACATGATTTGACAAAAGATGCATGCACACAAGCAGAGGAATACTATAAAGAAAACTACGGAGGCGACCATGAGTAAAACCGCAATGCAGACCCTACGGCAATCACTTGACTTCGCATATTACGAGGCTTCAGTAAGTCGGACACCAGGCGAGGTATTATCGCAGATCAGATTCCAAACAGTTGACCTCTTAGCAAAGGAACGCGAGCAAATTATTAAAGCATTCGAGGCGGGCGCAAAACTCAAAGAAGCATGCACGCCGGAAGCGTATTATAGGCTGGTTTATGGACAGGAGGAAGTATGATTAAAATTAGTGCAACCCAGCTCGAATCTTACCGCCGCTTTCTTGATGGTCTAATAACAGTCGAGCAGTTCGAGCGCTCACTCTTGAGACTCGATCCGCCGAATGCAATGATGCAAAGAGGTATCGCATTCCACGAGATGATGCAAGCCGACAGCCCTCAAGAGTTCGAGGGACAATTTAGCGATAACTGCATTATCAACGCCCGCAATTGCATGGATTACCGCTCGCGAGTATTCGAGTATAAAGTTCGCCGCGTCTTCCGCACTCAATTCGGTGATATATCAGTAACCGGAGTCGCAGACCAACTTATCGGACTTGATGTCGTAGAAATCAAAACCAAGTATAGTACAATCAGTTTTGATGACTATTACAACTCAATACAATGGCGAGTATATTGCGAGCTATTCAACGCGCCCTTTGTCCATTACAAGATATTCGAATTCAATTCACCTGAAGCTATGGACTTTAAAAACAAAGCGGAATACTCATTCCCAAGACCCGCCTACAATTACGAATATGTCCGAAACATGATACACTACTTGCATGAGTATATCTTAGTTCGAGGGCTTGATAAAGAAGATGTTTTGCAATTACAAGAGAGCAAGGTGCTCGCTTAATTATTATTTATTTATTGGAGATGAGATATGTTTAAGGAGTTTATAGCCAAGTTACTAGGATTAAGTACCACAAGTACTATAAAACAAAATACTATAAAGAAATTTGAATCTGTAGATGAAGGAAGGAAGATAATTTCAGAAATAAAAGGCAACAAAGAAGCGTCTGAACTTGCTAAATACCTAAATCGAAAAGGATATAGAACAGTAAAAGGATTGCGATTTACAAAAGATTCAGTAAAATACTATTGCATAAATACTAATCAATTGGAAAAAGTTAGAAATAAAAAAAGAGAAAATCATCATGCAAGAAAAACAGATGATAGGACTACTAAATTTGTAAAGTATCTTAGATATTGTACTTCATTTCCAATTGATATTTTCGATGTGCGAGTAGAGATGGCAAATAATAAATCTGAATACAAATCTTCGGGTTATGAGATGGTTATAGAAGTAATGGCTTTTAATATGGATGATTACTGCGTATTGCAAGATAATGATTATGCTTTAGCAAAACAGTTACTTGTAATTGCAAATAGATATTTTAGAAAGAATAATAATATTAGCGTTTGGGCACAAAGATATGATAAACCAGAAATTTGCAGTTGGGTTGATCAAGAGGATTTAGCATGAAAACATCCGCCCTATACAAAGAAGTCGCCGGTATCGAGACTTCTCTTAAGCCCGGCGTCCCATTGTCTCAGCAATTGCGAGAAGAACGCAAAGTAATTGAGAAAACTGCAATCGGATACCAAAAAAGCAAAGGCGAAGGACTCACACCCGATGAAAGACAAGGCATTACGCCGCTTGCACTTAAAATACCACACGCAATGGCAGATCGATTCCGAGCACTTGCAAAGGCGCAAAATATCTCACAAAGAGAGCTATTCCGCCGAGCACTAACTATGTACTTTAAAGATTTCGAGGATGTGAAATGAATTACGCGGAGTTTCTTAAAAAGAAGGTAAAATCAATCCAAGAGAGCGGATTTGATATTGAAGATAAGGATTTGAATACATACTTATTCCCATTTCAAAAATACATAGTTACAAAAGCACTGAAGAAAGGACGCTATGCTATATTTGCAGATTGTGGACTTGGTAAAACATTGATGCAACTTGAATGGGCAAATCAAGTAAATAAACAAACAGGAAAACCAGTGCTGATACTCGCACCTCTTGCAGTGTCAGGACAAACAATAAGCGAAGGCGCAAAGTTTGGCATTCCAATAAGCAAAGCAAAAGAATCTGAGAATCATGGCGTGGTAATTACTAACTATGAGCAAATAGATAATGTAGATTGTTCTGAATTTGCAGGCGTGGTACTTGATGAGTCTAGTATTCTTAAAAACTTTGAAGGCGAAACTAAAAAGAAAATAATAGATTCTTTTTACCATACTAAATACAAACTTGCTTGTACTGCAACGCCATCTCCTAATGATCCGATGGAACTCGGCAATCATGCTGAGTTTTTAAATATCATGAGTCGCAATGAAATGCTTGCAATGTATTTTGTCCATGATGGAGGTGAGACTTCTAAATGGAGATTAAAAGGCCATGCTGTTAGTACATTTTATTCTTTTGTTTCATCATGGGCAATTATGCTATCTAATCCAAGCAATATCGGATTCCCGATGGATGGATACGACTTGCCAAGTCTAAACATTCAAGAAAAGCAAATCAAAACCGAAACTAGAGACAATGGATTGCTTTTTAATGATACGGCTATATCTGCAATTGACTTTAATCAAGAATTGCGACTCACTAAATTAGAACGCATTGATGAAGTTGTAAAACTTGTAAATAATTCAAATGAAAATTACATTATTTGGATTAAACAAAATGAAGAAGGTGAACTGCTTAGAAAACTGATTCCAGATGCCATTGAAGTCAAAGGATCTGATTCTCCGGAATATAAAGAAAAGATGCTTCTTGGTTTTGCAAATAATGAATTTAGAGTTTTGATTACTAAGACTAAGATTGCACAGTTTGGACTCAATTATCAAAACTGCAGAAATCAAGTATTTGCATCATTAGACTTTTCATTTGAAGGCTTGTATCAAGCAATCCGCAGATCATACAGATTTGGACAAAAGAATGAAGTTAATATCTATCTTATTACGACCGATACAATGCAAAATGTAATCCAATCAATTAAAACAAAACAGAATCAATTTGAGAATATGCAAAAGGAAATGGAGAAAAGTATGAACGCCAATGAGGATATATTTAAGCACGCTGAAGTGCAATCAAATGAAACAAGCAATGAATACTATACTATCAAGAATGGAGATAGTATTCAATTGATACAATCACTCGAATCAAATAGCGTAGGGTTTAGTGTGTTTTCCCCTCCATTTGCAGAACTATATACTTATTCATCTCATATCGAAGACTTAGGAAATTCCAAAGATTACAAAGAGTTTTTTGAACAGTTTTCTTTCTTGGCTTCGGAACTATTTAGAGTCATTAAAGAAGGCCGTAATATCGCAGTACATTGCATGGACTTGCCTATACAAAAAGGAAAAGAGGGATATATCGGACTTCGCGACTTTAGCGGAATGATAGTACAGTTATTTCAGTCTGTTGGTTTTGTCTATCATTCGAGAGTAACTATTTGGAAAGATCCAGTAGTTGAAATGCAAAGAACAAAAGCACTAGGACTATTGCATAAACAAGTCAAAAAAGATAGCACTATGTCTCGCGTTGGTATTCCTGATTATGTTTTGATATTCCGAAAAGATGGCGATAGAGATGAGCCTGTTACAAATACTGATCTTTCTGTTGACTTATGGCAAAAATACGCATCACCTGTATGGATGGACATAAATTACTCGAATACTTTACAAGGGTATCGTAATGCTAGAGAGGATCAAGATGAAAAGCATATTTGCCCGCTTCAACTTGATACCATTGAAAGATTAATTCATTTGTATACAAATAAAGGCGATACTGTATTCACTCCTTTCATGGGTATTGGTAGTGAAGTATATCAAGCGGTAAAAATGGATCGCTATGGAATCGGATTTGAATTAAAAGAGTCTTATTTTAACCTTGCATCAAAAAATATGCAAGAGCTTGTAAAGTCAAAAGGTCAGGAGGCTATATTTGCATGAATCACAATATGATATATGACGAGGGGGATGGCTTAGCCTCCCCCTTCATCAAAGGCAAAAGCCTAAGCGAGCAACTAAGAGAGGAACGCGAAGAAATTGAGCGGAAAACAAAGCAAGCAATAAACACAAAAAATAACCTAGCAGATTATTACTTTGCAAAACAAAAGAGACCGCAGCTTCAATACGCAAGAGTAGACCCGAAAACTAAGAGCGCTCACTTTATGAAACGAGGCATAGACTTCGCATTTGCAAATCCATACGCGGAGCTATCCGGGCTTGAAGTCGAAGTGCTCAAACATTTCCCGACAAATCACACGCTAAGAGACAAGGTAAGATTCCAAGAGCTAATAGCAGCGAAGCGGATGTTTATATTCTTTGCGACCGTATATCTGAAGCTCACATCATTCAAGATCGCCGAATACTTAGACATGAATCGCTCGACTCTTTCGCATCATATTTACGCGGCTATGGACGAGCTCGATACATACTCGCAAGTGCAACTAACAGCCCAAAAAATCGAAGACTATCTCTGGACTCGACATGAACAATTTAGATCGTGAAACTACTTTACAAGTCGGATATTACATAGAGGAAAAAATATGCCCTTACATCCGATCGGTCACATCAGTGACCTTGCGCAAGATACAAACCCTAAGCCGCTCGCTACGCTCCCGCTTTCAGCGATTCTTAAAATAGAACGCGAGGAGTTGTTCGGAAATCGAACAAAGAAACCCCGCGGGCGTGTTCGAAAATTAAACACCGCCGAGCTGTATGAAGTATCCGAGCGGGTTATTGAAGTGGTTGCTGAATACTACGAGATCAGTATTCAGCATATTCACCAGCGACAAAGCTTCGCAAGGCATGTGGCCATAACAATATGCTATCAAGACTTTGCTTTCACTATGACGGATATCGCTTTTATCTTTAATTGCGATCGTAAATTGCCTATAATTGCAGCCCGAAATATAAAACACGAGCGCATACTAGATCCAAACTTTAACGAAATCTACTTACAACTTATTCGCAAGGCCAAGGCATGAGTATTACTATTTCTTTCTTCAACTCAACACGCGAAACCAAAGCCGCGAAGACTATGGACTTCGACTTCTTTCTGAAGTCAGTAGAACAAGGTATATGGCAAGATATCGTTATTACTTACCGGAATCTACCCGAAGGCGAAAATAAAACCAACTTTAAACGCAAGCTACCTGCTATCTCACCATCCGGCAAGTTCGCAGAACGCAAAGCGGACGCGCTCGAAGCTCACTCGGGTATTCTTTGCATGGATATCGATGAGAAAGACAACCCAGAAATGCAAATAGAGCAACTGCAATCGGACCCGTTTGTATATGCTTACCATCAGTCAGTCGGAGGATACGGCTATGCAGTATACTTCTTAATAGAGCCTACAAAGCACTTAGAAGCCTACCACGCCATAGAAAAGCACTTAGCCGATAGTTATCACCTTATTTGCGATCCCGCGTGTAAGGATACCTCTAGACTTCGCTTTGTATCATTTGACCCGCATCTCTATAGACGCGAGGGCAAAACACAAGTATTTAAACGATACCTTAAGCAACCAAAAGCAGAGGCGCGCCGGTATTACCCACACACCAAATCAGATATAGATCATATCCTTACTCAAATCGGCTCGCGTGGTATTGACCTTGTAGATTCTTACTATGACTGGATGCAAATCGGCTTCGCTCTCGCAGGACACTACGGAGAACAAGGCCGTCACTATTTCCACTGCATATCTCAGCAAGGATCTAAGTACGATGCCGCAAAGTGCGATGCTAAGTATAATGAGTGCCTCAAAAGCGGCAAAGGCCGCGTGCGTATCAATACCTTTTTTTACAAGTGCAAAGATGCGGGTATTGAGATACAAACAGAGCAAACTAAAAGAGTCCAACGATTAGCAACTTACCAAGCACTACAAGGATTCAAATCGGATGCCGAAATAATCGAATCAGTTGTAAAGTTAGCTAAGGAGGATGGCATTCCAACGGAAATAGCAGCAGAGATTGCAGAACAAACAGTTGCAATACCACGCTCCGAGCTAAGCAGAGAAAAACAGGCTAATCTTTTACCCGAAATCCGCGCCGCGCTGGCTACTTATGGACTGAAACGCAATGAAGTGACCGGTATAGTCGAATATCAAGACCGACCGCTTACCGACTGGGATGTTAACACTATATGGGGCGAGATTGCCGATAACCTAGGCTCTAGATGCGCTAAAAGCACGGTCGAAGACATCATAAACTCGGATGCAACGCCCTCTTACAACCCTTTTACCGAGTTTTTCGCAAAGCATCAAGACAAAACGCCGCAAAACTGCATAGATAGACTTGCCGAATGCATAACACCATACTTCGACGGAGAAACCGAAGAGAACGCACGAGCAATTGCTACTATCTTTATTCGCAAGTGGATTGTATCAATCGTTGCATCCATGCACGGTACTTACTCGCTCTTGATCCTGGTGCTTGTCGGAGGCCAAGGCATTGGCAAGACTAACTTCTTCAGGTGGCTATTACCAGATGAACTCCGAGACTATTATGGCGAGTCTAAACTCGACTCCGGCAAAGACGATGCCATGCTAATGACTTCAAAGCTGATACTATGCGATGATGAGTTTTCCGGCAAAAGCAAAAGCGAGTACAAACATCTAAAAGACATATCATCAAAGCAGTTTTTCAATATGAGACTACCATACGGCCGCCGGACTCAAGACTTCAGGCGATACGCCGTGCTTTGTGGTACTTCAAATGATTCCGAGATCATAAATGACCCTACCGGGAACCGACGCATCGTGCCTATCAATGTCAAGTCCATAGACTTTCAAGCATTTAAAGCGATTGACAAGGTAGATCTACTCTTAGAAGCCTATCATATATACAAAAGCGAGGGAGATACCTCTTGGCAATTGGAAAAACAAGATATTCAGCTACTAAATGACTCTGCAAAGTCCAATGAGCAAGTAGATACAGTCGAAGAGGCTATTCTTATGTATTTCGAAAAGACTGAAGTCGATATCGATGCAAACTGGTGGACTACTACCGAAATTGTATCTCACATGATGCAATTCACAAAGTTGCATTTTAACATGACTCGCATAGGAATCGCTATGAAAAATCTCGGCTTTCCAAAAGCATCAAGGCGCAAAAATGGCAAAGTTATGCGCTGTTACTGGGTTCGCGAAAGGGTACAACACAAACTTG